ATACAAATAGACTTCTTATGTTTGTCGCTGGTATAGCTGGTTTAGATCTATTAACTAGAAGTGCGCAAGATATTAAAAAAGATTTAGCTGAAGTAAACAAACAAATTGAAGAACTTGAAAAAGGTTTGCCAAACGCACAAGCAAGAGACTTAGCAAAAGAATTTGAAGATGTAAAAACAAAACTTATAAAGAAAAATGAAGAATTAAGAAAGTCACTTGAAAGAGCCAAAATTGAAACTGAAGAGGGTAAAAAACAATTTGACTTGGAGCAAAGAAGATTAGAACTCGTAGAAAAATTTGGAGAAGAAAAAGCAGCAATAATTTTAAAACAAGAAGAAGAGAACAGAAAACTAGAAAGAGGTGTAGAAGTACTTAAAAAACAAGAAGAATTAGCAAAAAAACTTGATGAAGAGTTTAAAAAAATAGGACAGGCAATTTCTGAAGGTGTTACAGATGCTCTCACAGACGCGGTTATGGGTACTAAATCTTTAGCTCAAGCTGCTAGAGCTTTATTAAACGACATAGCTAGATCACTCATAAGACTAGGAATAAATCAATTTATTGGTGGTCTTTTTAACTTTGGTAGCATTCCAGATACTCCTTTACCTACTCCTACTGAATTAATTGCGGCAGATACAGCAAGGTATGGCAATACTTTTCCTCAGTTTGCTTTTGCAAATGGTGGAAGGCCGCCAGTAGGAAGAGCTTCTCTTGTTGGAGAAAAAGGCGCTGAATTATTTGTTCCTGATAGAGCAGGCACTATTATTCCTAACAATAAATTAGGTGGTACAACAAACAATATTGTTGTTAATGTCAATATGGAAGGAGGTGTTGACGCACAAGGAGGCGAAGAGGAAGGTAGACAACTTGGAAGGCTTATTGCGGTTGCTGTACAATCTGAAATAATACAACAAAAAAGAGCAGGGGGATTATTAGCATAATGGCAACTTTTCCAGATATAAAACCCGCCTATGGATCAAGAAAAAATAATGCACCTGTCAATAGGATAATTCAATTTGCAGATGGTTTTGAACAAAGAATTGTATTTGGTTTAGCACAAAATCAAAACCCAAAAGTTTTTTCTTTTACTTGGAATGTAAGTGAAACTGAGGCTGATACTATAGAAACTTTTTTAGATGCAAGAGCAAATGACCAAGCTAGTTTTGATTATACACCAGCAGGGGAGAGTTCTTCTATGAAATTTGTGTGTGATAAATGGTCAAAAACTATTCCATACAATAATAGGGCTAGTATAAATGCCACATTTCGAGAGGTGTTTGAACCATGAGTACTGCTCCAATAATTACCGATTTACAAAAAATAAATCCATCTGCAATTATTGAACTTTTTACTCTAGAAACTACTGTTGCTTTACATGGCTCTGCACAAACTTACAGATTTCATAATGGCACAAGTCTAAATAACAATGGAGATATAGTCTGGGCGGGCAATACTTATATCAAACTACCAATTATAGCAGAGGGTTTCGCTTTTCAACGTGGACAAATCCCTAGACCTACTTTGACAGTAAGTAATGCACTAGGAACAATTACAGCAATTTTGTTAAATGTTAATCAGGTAACTACAGGCAATGATTTAACAGGCGCTACTGTTACGAGGATTAGGACTTTAGCACGTTATCTTGATGCTGTTAACTTTCCTGATGGTACAAATACATTAGGAACACCAGACCCTACAGCAGAGTTTCCCCAAGAAATATACAAAATAGATAGAAAAGCTACAGAAAATCGAGAAGTAGTACAGTTTGAACTTGCTGCTCCCTTCGATCTTGCTGGGATAAGAGCGCCAAAACGTCTTTGTACAAGAGATAATTTTCCTAGTATTGGTACTTTTATTGCATGAATTGGAAAGACGCTGCTCTTGCTCACGCTAAAGATCAAGACCCTAAAGAATCCTGTGGCCTGTTATTAAATATCAAAGGTAAAGAAAGATATTTTCCTTGTAAAAATTTATCAATGACTGCTCATCAATGTTTTATTCTTGATCCAGAAGATTATGTAAAGGCTGATAACACAGGAGATATTATTGCTGTAATACACAGTCACCCAGTTACACCGCCAGTAGCAAGTCAATCTGATAAGGTAGCTTGCGAGCAAAGCGGTTTAAAATGGCACATAGTAAACCCTAAAACTGAGAAATGGGGTTATTTAGAGCCAACAGGATATAAAGCGCCTTTACTCGGGAGACAATGGGCTTGGGCGGTTACAGATTGCTATACATTAGTAAGAGATTGGTACAAAGAAAAATTAAATATTGAATTGATTGATTGGGTAAGACCTACGACACTCGAAGATTTTAATAAAAATCCTATGTTTGAAAAATGTGCAGAAGAAACAGGTTTTAGAGAATTAAAACCAGATGAAAAGCTGATTGATGGTGATTTGTTATTTATGTCAATTTTTTCTAATAACTTAAATCATGTCGCTATTTTTCTAGACGGTGAGATTTTGCACCATTTAACAGATAGACTAAGTTGCATAGAGCCATACTCAGAGTGGCTGCTAAAATGCACAGGAAAGAGGTTACGTTATGTTGCGTAAAATTAAGCTTTATGGAGAGTTAGCAAATTTTTGTGGTCATAAAGAGTTTGAGGTGAAGGCTGATACTTTAAGTCATGCAATCAGTTTTTTAGTAAATAATTTTGCTGGTATAGAACAATACATGAGTCCCAAATATTACCAAGTAAAAGTTGGAAATTACGCTATAGATGAAACAGAAATCCAACTTCCAATAGGCCAACAAGATATACATTTTGTTCCTGTTATTCAAGGTGCTGGCGGAGGTGTAGGAAAAGTACTTTTAGGGGCTGCTTTAATCGCGGGTGCATTTGCTTTTTCTCCCTTAACTTTAGGTTCTTTTACAGCAAAAGGAGTAGCTGCAGGGGCAACTGCATTTGGTAAAATAGGGTTTTTAGCCAAAGCTTCATTTGGTATTGGTGCTGGATTAGTTCTTTCTGGTGTCAGTGATATGCTTTTTCCTTTACCTAAATTACCTGAGTTTAGCAGCGAACAAGATCCTAGAATTTCTTTTGCATTTAGTGGGACACAAAATACCTCTAGGGCTGGTACACCTGTCCCCATCTGTTATGGTGAAATCATAACTGGCTCAGTTGTCATCAGTGGGGCTGTGGACACTCAACAAGTTAAAGCATGACGAAAAAAATTATACGAGGGTCTGGGGGAGGCTCTCCACCACCACCACCACAACCTACAAGAACGCCAGATACGCTGCACAGCAGGCAGTTTGCTACATTTTTAGACCTAGTTTCTGAGGGAGAGATAGAAGGATATGCTACTGCATCTAAAGAAGACAGAACAAAAGGTACAACTGCATATAATAATGCTGCTCTTAAAGATGTAATCCTTAATGATACACCTGTCTTAAAAGCTACAGCTGATTCCACAAATCCAGTAGCAACAGATTTTAATTTTCAAGATGTAAGTTTTAACCCTAGATTTGGAACTTCAAGCCAAACGAAAGTTGAAGGTATAGAAAGTAGCTCTTCTGTTACAGCGGTAGGAGTTACAGTTACAACTTCTTCACCAGTTACAAGACAAATTACAAATACAGATGTTGATGCAGCAAATATTACAATTACATTCCCACAAATTCAAAAAGCAACAGACAAAGGAGATTTGCTTGGTTCTACTGTTCAATTAAAAATTTCTGTTCAATACAATTCTGGTGGTTTCACAGATTTAATTACTGATACGATAACTGGAAGAACCGCTGACGCGTACCAAAGAGATTACAGAGTCGAACTTACAGGTGCTTTTCCTGTAGATATTAGGGTTTCAAGAATTACTGCTGATAGCACAGATTCATCTTTATTAGATGCTTTTGAATGGACAAGTCTAGGAGAAATAATTGACGATGCAAACACTTATGCAAATAGTGCTTATGCAGCAATAAGATTAGACTCAATGCAGTTTAGTTCTATACCTTCAAGAAAATATAGAATTAGAGGGGTAAAAGTAAGGATACCAGCAGCGGGTGCAAATGGCTCTGGCACACCAAGCGTTGACAGTGCAACAGGTCGCATAATCTATCCAGAAGGCTAT